GCTTTACCACAGTCGTCCCGAACAGATACACAATCGGTCGGAGAGGACCACCCTACGGAGGCAAGCCAATGAAAGAGGACTTACCCATAGGGGAGACGGTAAAGATCTCGATCACATCAAGCCCCTCTCCAAAGGTGGCGCTAACAGCCTCTCCAATGCCAGGGTTGTCTCTGCGGGCAGAAATAGAAGCTTTTCTAGAAATGGAGACGGAAGTCTCAAAAGTCAAACCAGTAGACGGGAACGATGAACGTTCAAGCTACCGTTATGGTTCTAATGATGGACAGGCATCGTTCGGAGTAACAAAGAAATGAATTTAGAAATTCACACCAAAACAAGTTTATTTAAGCCTTTCAATGTGGATTGGCTTTTGAATGTAAATGGGCAATATTTTGCCATTACAAAAAACCTTCCTTGGCAGCTGGATGATTTTATGAAGCTCGTCAAGGATTACAAACAATGGTATTTTCTTGGTGTGTATTTCAGGTCTTGGAAACGTATTGCAGAACGTCAGGAGTATAGATGAAACTCACTGCTGAGGTTGTAGCTGGATTTGTAGGAAGTGTCCTGTCCAGTCGCTTTGACGGTCAGGCTAGCAGTCCAGATTTCCACAAAGAATGTTGGGAGCTATGTTGCTCCAACGAGAAGTTTGTCGCTATTGCAGCCCCACGAGGGCATGCTAAGAGCACTGGGGTGACGCTAGGCTATGGCTTAGCCACTCTCTTGTTCAGAGAAAGAAAATTTATGTTGCTTGTGTCTGACACAGAGTCACAGGCATCTTTGTTCTTAGGAACGTTTAAGCAGGAGCTTCAGGACAATCCTGAGCTTATCGAGCTGTTTGGCATCAAGAAGAACGAAAAAGGAATTGTCCAGTTTGCTAAAGACACAGAGTCGGACATCATTGTTGAGTGTGAGGACGGACATAAGTTTCGCATCATTGCCAAGGGAGCGGAACAGAAGCTGCGTGGATTGATTTGGAATGGGTCTCGTCCTGACATCATTATGTGTGATGATATGGAGAATGATGAGCTTGTTATGAACAAGGACCGTCGTGAGAAGATGCGTAAGTGGTTTAAGGGAGCTTTGCTGCCCTGTAGAAGCGATTCAGGAGTTGTACGGATGGTAGGTACAATCTTGCACGCTGACAGCCTCCTGGAACGCAACATGCCCAATCCATCAGACAAGATGACAGTTAAGGAAGAGCTTAAGCAATACTCGCTGCGTAAAGGCATGTGGAAGGCGGTTAAATACCGTGCCCACAACAGTGACTTTACCAAGCTATTATGGCCTTCCAAGAAGAGTGTGGCAGACTTTAAGATGCTGTATGAGGAAGCCGTCAAAGATGGCACTACAGACATCTACAGCCAGGAATATTTAAACGAGCCAATTGACGAAAGTGTCAGCTTCTTCAAGAAGAGCGACTTTCTGCCTATAACGCAAGATGATCGTCAAACAAAGCTCAACTACTACATCACTGCAGACTTGGCTATTTCAGAAAGCGAGAAGGCTGACTTCTCTGTATTTGTGATAGCTGGTGTGGATGATGAGAAACGAATTCATTTAAAGAACATCATTCGTGAGCGGATGGACGGTAAGGAAATTGTTGACACATTCCTAGCCCTACAGAAGCTCTACGATCCTGTTGCCATGGGTGTTGAGGACATGCAAATCTCCAAAGCCATCGGCCCGTTCTTACGTGAAGAGATGATTAAAAATAATACATACATTTCCCTGTTGCCTTTAAAGCACGGAGGTAAAGACAAGCCAAGCCGTGCTCGGAGCATTCAAGCCCGTCTCAGAGCACATGGCCTCAAGTTTGACAAAGAAGGTGATTGGTATCCCATCTTTGAGAACGAATGTCTAGCCTTCCCTAGAGGTAAGCATGATGACCAGGTTGACGCCTTTGCGTACTTGGGACTTATGTTGGATCAGCTCATAGAAGCTCCCACAAAGGAAGAAATGGAAGACGAACTTTATGCTGAAGAGGTAAATGCTTCAGGTAACATGGATCAAGGGCGTAACGCATACACTGGGTACTAACACATGGATGAAAATCAAAAACCGTTAGCTGCAATGCTAGAAAGCATTAACATTGCTGAATCCCTGGATGACGCACAGCTTTTAAAAATTGGACGCGACGCATTTGCAGGATATGACCTGGATGAACAATCCAGACAGGACTGGGTAAAGCATGTAGACGAGTGGACAAAGCTGGCAAAGCAAACGGTTGAACCTAAAACCTATCCATGGGTAGGAGCAGCAAACGTTAAATATCCTTTGCTGTCTACAGCCGCTATGCAGTTTGCAGCCCGTGCCTATCCTTCCTTGGTTCCCTCCAATGGTAAGGTTGTTAATGCCAAACCGCTGGGCAAAGACCCAGACGGTGCAAAGACAGAGATAGCACAAGCAGTTTCTACCTTCATGTCTGTTCAGCTTATGCAGGACATGTATGGATGGGAAGAGGACATGGATAAGATGCTTATCATGCTCCCTATCCTTGGTACAATGTTTAAGAAGACCTATTGGGATAGCTTAAACGAGACCAACTGCTCACACTTGGTGATGCCTAAGAACTTGGTTGTAAACCATTGGGCACGTAGCTTGTGTGATGCTGAGCGCATCTCAGAAATTATTGAAATGTCCCCACGTAAGCTCAAAGAGCGCCAGCAAGCTGGTTTGTGGTTGGATGTTGATCTAGGCCGTGCTCCACAGCCTTTGATGGATACAGTGGGGCCTTCCGTTGTAGATGATACAACCCCCTACACTTTTATTGAACAACACACCTTCTTAGATTTAGATGACGACGGCTACAAAGAACCCTACATTGTTACCTTCCACAAGGAAAGCAAGAAAGTGGTCCGTATTGTGGCTAGGTTTGATGAAACGACGATCAAACAGGGTACTGATGGAAAGATTCACAAAATTGATCCAATTGAGTATTACACTAAGTTTGGTTTCATTCCTAATCCTGATGGTGGATTCTATGATATTGGCTTTGGTGTCCTCCTTGGTCCGATCAATGAATCAGTAAACACACTTATCAACCAATTGCTTGACTCTGGACACTTGTCCACATTGCAGTCAGGCTTCATTGGTAAGGGCCTACGCCTTCGTATGGGAGACAATCGCTTCACTCCAGGAGAGTGGAAAGCAGTCAACTCTACAGGCGCTGACCTTAAACAACAAATTGTTCCCCTTCCAACCAAAGAACCTAGCAATGTGCTGTTCCAGTTGATGGGTAGTTTGATTACCTCTGGTAAGGAACTAGCCTCAGTTGCTGAAATCTTTGTTGGTAAGATGCCAGGACAGAACACTCCTGCCACAACTACAATGGCTACCATTGAGCAAGGCATGAAAGTGTTCACAGCTGTGTACAAACGCTTGTATCGCAGCTTAACAGAAGAGTTTTTAAAGATTGCAAGGCTCAATTATCTGTACTTAAACCCCAATACGGAAGTACAGGACCTTGGAATTACCATTAATGCTGAAGACTTTAACCCTTCAGCGCACAAAATTTACCCAGGTGCTGATCCTACAGCGGTGTCGCAGACAGAAAAGCTGCTCAAAGCTCAAGGATTGATGGAATTGTTGCCAACTGGCGTGCTTGATCCTGTCAAAGTAGTACAGCGTATCCTAGATGCACAAGAACAACCCAATTGGCAAGAACTGTTGAACCCACAAGTGGCTCAAACAGGGCAACTCCAACCACCTCCTGACCCCAAAATGATGGAAATGGAGATGAAGGGTCAGATGGAAGGTCAAAAAATACAGCTACAAGCTCAAGCCCAGCAGCATAAGATGCAGTTGGAGGAGCGTAGCAAACAAGTTCAGTTGGCTATGGCCCAGCAGGAGCATGCACAAGAGATGCAACACCGCGAAGACATGGCTAATATTCAGGCTGCAGAGGCCGTACACAAGCAACGCATCTTTTCTGCTACCGAACAGGCAGCATTTATACAGAAACTGATGCATGCTGACAATGAGCACAAGCAAAAACTAGCTCATGCGGACGCCGCAGCAAAACAAAAGGCAAAAGAGCCATCTAAAGGAGCTAAATAAGAGTGAATAAAGCAGACTTTATTGATTGGAAGCGTCATCCTGTCACTCAGGTGGTTTTCAGTCAATTAAACCAGCGTATAGATGATTTACGAGCCATGCTTGGAGACAGTGCGGGTGTTAACCCAGTCCAAGATAGCCAATTTGTAGGTGCAATACAAGCTTACAAAGACATTGTAAACATCGAATACGAAGGTGATGAGGAGACTCAATGATTATTCCCGTGATACACCGTATTGTCATCAAACCAGACAAGCTGGAAGAGACAGACAAGACGTTTAAGCGTGCTAGCGCAGCAGGCATTATCATTCCAGACAATGATGATCGTAAACGCGCACAGGCAGGTGTGGATAAAGGTGTTGTAGTGTCAATTGGACCTACAGCCTTTCGTGATTTTGGAGCTGAATGCCCGATTAAAGTGGGAGATTACATAGCTTATGCACGATTTGCTGGTAAACACATAGAAGATCCCTACACCAACGAAGAATATGTCGCTCTCAATGATGAGGACGTCATTTCTATTTTTAGACCCGAATAAGGAGCCTAGATGGCTGAAGAAAACATAGTTGCCCCAGAAGGTAACACCCCAGCACCCGAAGATAAACCACAGCTATCCGCTGCAGAGCAGCAAGCGATGGAACAGGGTTGGGTCCCACAAGATGAGTGGGAAGGTGATCCAGAACAATGGCGTCCAGCCAAAGAATTCTTGGATCGAGGAGAACTCTTTAAGAAAATTGAAGATCAGAACCGCACAATTAAAGAATTTAAACGTGCCCTCGACGATCTAAAAGGCCACCACGCCAAGACCCGTGAAACGGAGTATGCGCGTGCGATACAGGCATTGAAAGCACAAAAGATTGCTGCACTTGAAGAAGGTGATGCAGCCGCTGTCGTCAAACTAGACGACCAGATTGATCTTGTCAAAGATGAACAGAGTAAACTTAAACAAGCCGCAAATGAACCACAACAGGATCAACCAAATCCTGAGTTCACAAACTGGGTTGACAAAAATAAATGGTATGAAACCAGTCAACCAATGCGAGCTTATGCTGATGCTTTAGGCCGAGACCTTGCTTACAAGGGATTGACCCCCAGCGAGGTTCTTAGAGAAGTTGAGAAACAAGTTCGTGAAGAATTTCCTCAAAAATTCCGTAACGCAAACAGGGATAAACCTGGTGCGGTAGAAGGTAGTACAAATAAGGGTGGAAAGAGTGGTGGTGAAATCACGCTTTCTGACGATGAGCGTCGAGTGATGCAGCGTTTTGTTCGGACTGGTGTTATGACTGAAAAGGAATACATGGCTGAACTTAAACGTATTAAAGGAGCTTAATTATGAGTGACATTAAAGAAGCAATTGCGAAAGCACCGAGAGGTCGTACGCAGCGTGTGCCTGTTGGCTCACGAAAGGTTTTAACTGTAGCTGGAAAAGACCCCAACTACGAATATAGAATTATTAACGACTCGGGAGATCGAGTGCAGGAGTTCTTAGAGGCTGGTTATGAGCTAGTCGATAATGACTCTGTGAGGGTGGGAGACAAAAGAGTTAACAATGCGTCAGCAGAAGGCTCTAAAGCTCAGCTATCCGTCGGTCAAGGGCAAAAGGCATTCGTCGTACGTATCAAAAAAGAATGGTACGAGGAAGACCAAGCTAAAAAGCAAGCCCATGTTAACGAATTGGAAAGCGCCACCAAAGCAAAAGCTCTTGATGGTACTTATGGTAAGCTTGACATCAGTCGAGGCTAACTAAATCTAAGTGCCGTTAGGAAATGTCTATTTTATTAATGGAGAATTGCTAATGGCAAGTGTATCTCGTATTAACGGGTTCCGTCCTGTTAAAACTATTACTGGCTCGCCCTACAATGGTCAAGCCAATTTGTATTTCGTGCCTTCCTCTGACTCTACAGTCATTATGGTTGGCGATGCTGTGAAACTCGCTGGTGACGCTCGCGCCGCCACTGGTGCTCCCACAGTAACCCGTGCTGGTGCTACTGACGCTGCTGTCGGTATCGTAGTGGGTATCTTGTTTACTGGTGTTGGTGATGCCATCAACATTCCTCCAGTGAATGATTTGAACACTCCAGTATATCGTCGTGCTTCAACAGATCGTTATTTGTTGGTCGCTGATGATCCTAACCTCGTTTATGAAGTTCAGTACGCTGGTACTTCTGTTGCAGCTGCTACAATCACTGCAAACGTTGGTTTGAATGGTCAGTTCACTACAACTGCTGGCAGCACAACTTCGGGTTCGTCTGGCATGCAGCTTGATAGCTCTGGATTGGCAACTACAGCCACTCTGCCTTTGAAGATTGTGGGCTTCCCCAATCGTCCCGATAACATCCCTGGTGACACCTATTTCAGCTACTATGTTAAACTGAACAACACAGTTAACGGTACTGGTACTGGCGCTACAGGTTATTAATTAAAGGAAAGGTAGAATATGTCTATTATTAATAGCGGCTCGTTTGCCAAAGCGCTATGGCCTGGCGTAAATGCATGGTACGGTAAAGCGTACGATGAGTATCCAACAGAATACGATAAATTGTTCGACAAGTTTACTTCACAGAAAGCTTTCGAAGAAGATGTCGGTATTTCTTCTTTTGGATTGGGCGTACAAAAAGCTGAAGGCGCACCTATCTCTTATGATAGCGAGCGTCAAGCTTTCATCACCCGTTACCAACACGTCGTGTTTGCGTTGGGCTTCATCATCACTCGTGAGATGATGGAAGACGACCAATATGATGTCGTCGGTCAACGTAAAGCTCAAGGTTTGGCCTTCTCTATGCGCCAAACTAAAGAAGTTATCGGTGCTAACGTTTACAACCGTGCGTTTAACAGCGCTTACACCTTCGGTGACGGTCAACAATTGATTAGCTCTTCTCACGTCAACCTCAAAGGTGGTACATGGTCTAATACCTTGACTACTGCTGCTGACTTGAGCGAAGCTTCTTTGGAGCAAGCATGTATTGACATCGCTGGTTTCACTAACGATGCTGGTTTATTGATCGCTGTTCGTCCAGAAAGCCTCATCATCCCACGTCAATTGATGTTCGAAGCAAAGCGTATTTTAGGTACTGACGGTCGCGTTGGCACTGACAACAACGATTTGAATGCTATCAAGACTATGGGCATGATCCCAGAAATCGTGACTAGCCACTTCTTGACTGATCCAGACGCATGGTTCATTCGTACTGACGTGCCACACGGCATGAAGTATTTTGAGCGTCGCGCTGACCAGTTTGACATGGACAACGATTGGGACACTGAGAACGCTAAGTTCAAGGCTACTGCTCGCTTCAGCTTCGGTGCAACCGACGTTCGTGGTATCTACGGTTCGCCTGGCGCTTAATTTATCTGGGGGAGCTAGCCTCCCCTATTAACTATAAAGGATAAATTATGGGTTTTCTCGCACAAGATTTTGTTCCATTAGGCGCTTACGGCCCAACAGCAGTCACACCATCCAGTAAGGATGTGATGACGAAAGTGTTCACGGTAAACAAAACTGATACTACCAGTACAGTTAAATTGGTTTTACCTGCGGACGCTTCTATTGTTGGTGTTAAGCTCTATGGAGCAACTGCTTCTAATGCTGGTACTTCTGCAACAGTTTCTATTTCTGTTGCTAGTGGTGGTAGCACTATTTCTTCTGGTACATACGACGTTAAAACTAGCGGCGCTGTAACAGGTGAAGTAACAATGAGTGGTTTACCAAACATTCAACCAGTTCCCTTAGTGGGCGATCTGATTTTCTCAGCTTCTTATGCTGAAGTCGGTACAGCTTCATCTACAGGCACTGCTTGGAACGTTGCAGTAACGTTCATTCGTTAATGGGAAGGGGCGCAATGCCCCTTTTCTTTCTTTTATTGATCTTACAGGAGTGAGAGATGGCTTCGTCACAATCTACTGGTGTTCTCAATGCAAACACCCTCGTCTTTTCAGGACGTCAACGCGTAAATGCATTAACGGTTTTTACTGATGGCACAAATGATGCCACAGTTTCTCTTTACGATAACACAGCTGCTTCTGGCAAAATTGCAGTTAAGGGCTTGTGTGTCGGTGCTAGTAAAACAAATCACTACATATTTGAAAATCCTGTGTTCATGCAGGATGGTCTCTACGCCGCTGTATCAGGTACTGGTGCTACCTTCATTGTTTATTACGGGGGCTAATAATGGATAAAGAAGCGGCTAGTAAGTTTATTAATGTACTGTTTTTAAGCCGCACCATTGCTCATCAAATGCACTTGGCTACAGAAAGTTATGCTCAACATGCAGGTGCTTTACAAGGTTTTTATGAAAACATTGTAGACTTAGCGGATGGCTTGGCTGAACAATGGCAAGGGGAATACGAAGAGTTGTTAAAACTCACACCCCTTGGTGCAAAAGAAACAGAACCTTTAAAGTATTTTAAAGCCACTAAAAAGTGGATTCAAGATAATCGCAAAGAAGCATTTGGTACAGATTCTGCCTTACAAAACGATGTGGATGAAATTGTAAAACTGTTTCGTTCTACAATCTATAAACTACGTTTTCTGAAGTGATGCTATGAAGAACCATCTAATTTTAGGAGACTGGAACGCGCTGTGTGACTCATGCGGACGCAAATTTAAAGCCTCTAGTTTAAAGAAACGATGGGATGGTTTAATAGTTTGCAAAGAAGACTGGGAACAGCGTCATCCGCAAGACCTACTTCGCGTACAACGTGAACAGATTTCTGTACCATGGGCTAGGCCCTATCCTGCACAGGATACATTCCTTCCCTGGAACTATACAGATACAGAAAAAGATGCTCTGGGTATTAATGAGGCAATAGCTAAAAACATTCTTAAACGTTTTGGCTATATGAATGATAGCAGTGCTTTAGGGAACTTTGCCTTAAATACAGCTGTTTTAAACTTTAATGGTAGTTCTTCTGCTTCTACAGAAGCTATTACTTTCTCTGAAACTCTGTTAGTTTCTTTAGCACGGTTCTTAACAGACAATTTGTCTTTAGCAGAGTCTTTTGCTAAATCCACTACAAAACGCATTTCAGAAACAGTTTCTATTGCTGAATCGTTATATTTTGCTGAACAAGAACACAGTGTGGATACACTTTCTTTAGCAGAAACTAGGATTTCTTCGGTAATTAAAGTTCTTTCTGATTCTTTGTCTATTACAGAATCTACAACATACAAACTCTCTACTGCTACAGCTCTGAATGGTGCAGCATTAGATACTAAACCTTTAGGATAAAACATGGTAAACGATCTTCTCTCTATGCGCGGTGACGTTGTTATTAAATTGAATGATGAAGTTGTTTTGGAAAAGAAAAACCTCATCGTTACTGCTGGTAAAGCTTTCTTAGCTAGTGCTATCATTAATAGCTCTGCTAGCCCCTTTACAAACATGGCTATTGGTACAGGAACAACTGCCGCCGCTGTTGGTGACACTTCTTTAGGTAGTGAACTTGCACGTAGTGCTTTCACCTCATCTAGTGTTGCCTCTAACGTTGTTTCATTGTCTACTACCTATGCTGCTGGCACAGGTACAGGAGCTTTGACAGAAGCTGGTATTTTTAATGCTGGTTCTGGTGGTACAATGCTGTCACGTGTTGTATTCTCTGCAATTAACAAGGGTTCTGCTGACTCATTGACAATCTCTTGGACCATCACCGTAGGCTAAAATCATGACCATTAAGTTTACTAATAATGCAACGACGACATTAGCTTCTGGTATTAACAGTTCAGTTACGTCGTTGACCGTTGCTTCGGGCACTGGTACTCTATTTCCAGCACTTTCTGGCTCAGACGTTTTCTATGCAACATTAGCAAACTTAGCTGGTACAGTTGAAATTGTAAAGGTTACTGCTCGTTCTACTGACACATTCACTATTGTTCGTGGACAAGATAACACTACAGCAGCTTCTTGGTCCACTGGTGATAAAGTTGAACTTCGTCCTACAGCAGCAGGCTTACAAGCCATGCTTCAAACAACTGACATTGGTGCTTCTGTACAAGGATATGATGCTGCAACAGCTAAAACCAATGCAGTGCAAAGTTTCTCTGTAGCACAACGTGGAACAATTACTGCTCTCACTGATGGAGCAACAATTACACCAGACTTTGCTGCTGCAAACAATTTTAGTGTTACCCTTGGTGGTAACCGTACCTTAGCAAACCCAACAAACCTCACTGCAGGTCAAAGTGGTATTATTACCATTACACAAGACGGTACAGGTTCACGTACATTAGCTTATGGAAGCTATTGGAAGTTTGCTGGTGGTACAGCCCCAACCCTTACAACAACCGCTAGCGCAGTAGACGTCTTGGCCTATTATGTCGAGAGCACTACTCGTATAACAGCACGTATTATTGGAGATAGTAAATGAGTATTGTAAACGCCGTTCCTTTGCTGGAAGCCGCTGGTGGCGGCGATTACACAATTAGCCGCAGCGTGCGTCTGCGCTCTAGTGCGTCTGCGTACTTCAATCGGACACCAGCAAGTTCTGGCAATAGACAGGTGATGACGTTTTCGTTTTGGATGAAGCGAGGGCTACTGACGTATTCTGCAAACTATATAAACCTGTTTACTGCTTATCCTGGTACTTCGGCAATTGACATGATTGCGTTTAGTCCAAGTAGCGATTCATTTCGAGTATGGTTCAACGGTGGCATAAGCGCAGATTTAATCACGACCCAAGTATTTCGTGACCCTTCTGCGTGGTATCACGTTGTCGTGGCTATTGATACCACTCAGGCAACTTCGTCAAACCGCATCAAAGTGTATGTAAACGGAAGCCAGATTACTTCATTCTCGACTTCAACATATCCAACACAAAATTACAGCACATATTGGAACAGTTCGAGTTATGCATCTGCAATTGGCGCAAACCTAAATGGCCCACAAGGATACTTTGACGGCTACCTTACCGAAGTCAACTTTATTGACGGGCAGGCGCTAACCCCATCTTCATTTGGTTCTACAAACGCAATAACTGGCGTATGGCAACCAGCCAAATACACAGGCACATACGGCACTAACGGGTTCTATCTGCCGTTTAGTTTGAATGCGAATAGCACTTACGCTGGCGCGTTTAATGGTTCAAGCCAATACTTGACAACTGCAACCAACGCAAGTCTTGCGCTTGGTACAAACAATTTCACGGTTGAATATTGGATTTACATAAGTTCAGCCGGGGGAGGAGTTACTGCTGTTTCATCTGGAAATGGGACTACTACCTATGACGGATTGTTTGGCTACCAAACAGGCTCGCAAAGTCTAGTCCTCTATCTATCTAGCGCTGGTTCATCTTGGGATATAGCAAGCGGCGTAACCATTGGATCAACACCTACGGGTACTTGGAATCATGTGGCAGTCACACGAAATGGAAATACGTTCTATACGTTTGTGAACGGCATTCAGGGCGCAACATTCACGAGTTCTGCAAGCATCTATCAAAGCGCAAATTCGTTTGTGCTCGGCAGAGCGCAATCTGGAACGCCTTTAAATGGAAACCTTTCAAACGTCCGTGTAGTAATTGGCACTGCGCTATACACGAGCAACTTTGTTCCATCTACTAGTCCACTAACAGCGGTTGCAAACACTAAACTATTGACATTACAGAACGCCACTATCGTTGACAATAGCACAAATGCACTCACATTTACTAACACAGGTTCTGTTGTCACCTCTGCTGCCACACCATTTACTAACCCAACGATTGGTTCAGACGCATCAGGAAACATAAACAATTGGATCCCCAACAACATCAACGTATCCACTCCTGGCGTGACGTATGACAGCATGACAGATGTGCCAACGCTGACAAGTGCGACTGCGGCTAATTATGCTGTGTTGAACCCTATTTTTACACCGCCATCCACAACCATATCAAACGGAAACTTACAAGCAACTAAAACGGCAAACGTAGACGTTATGGTCGCATCTAGTATTGCCCCGTCATCTGGAAAATTTTATTGCGAACTAACGCTAGGATTAGTGCTTTCCGCATCTAACATTGTTGTTGGACTTGTTAAAGCAGGAAGCAAATTTACTGGCTCATACGATTCATCAAACGCTGTTACCTTTAGTGGAAGCACAAACGTATCAAGATATGGAACTGCTTTAGGGGCAGTAGGAACTTCTTTTGCGACAAACGATGTAGTTGGAATAGCGTATGACGCAGACAATTTGCAAGTCACGTTATACAAGAACAACACTAGCATCTACACAGTTAGTAGTCTTGCTAGTGAGGCACACTATTTCTTTTGGGATGGCTATCAGAATACAGAATATGTTAACTTCAACTTCGGTCAACGCCCCTTCACCTACACTCCACCTACTGGCTTCGTAGCACTGAACACGCAGAACCTGCCTGACAGCACGATTAAGAATGGTGCGACTGTGATGGCGGCTACGACTTATACGGGTAATGGTGGCTCACTAAGTATTGCAAACACAGCAAATGGTGTTTCGATGCAACCTGACTTTGTTTGGATTAAGTCTAGAAGTAATGCCCAATCAAACGGCTTATATGATTCTGTCAGAGGAATTTATAAATGGCTAAGGTCTGATGGAACTGATGCTGAACAGACTTTTACAGACAGCGTTCAGTCGTTTAATTCAAACGGATTTAGCATAAGTTCTTACGCTGGTTTAAACACAAATGCGGCAACTTATGTTGGCTGGCAATGGCAAGCGGGTAAAGGTTCAACATCCTCCAACACAAGTGGCTCTATCACTAGCACAGTCAGCGTGAACGCTACGGCTGGTTTTTCTATTGTGACTTATACGGGTAATCAGACAGCAGGTGCTACTGTTGGTCACGGCCTTGGCGTTGCTCCAAACCTGATTATTGTTAAGTCGCGTGGCGCTGTTACTTCTTGGCCTGTCTACCATTCAGCGCTTGGTGCTACTAATTGGATTATGCTCAATAGTACATCAGCGCAACAAACAACGGCACAAGAATGGAATAACACCGCGCCAACGTCTACTGTTTTTAGCATCGGTAATTCAAGTGCAAACAGCAATCAGGCTGCGACTTATGTCGCCTACTGCTGGTCGGCTGTAAAAGGCTTCAGCGCATTTGGCTCGTACACGGGCAACGGCAGTACGGATGGGCCTTTTGTTTACACGGGGTTTAGGCCGCGTTTCATCATGTTCAAACGCACAGATGCCGCCGCATCATGGCGCATCATGGACACGTCACGCGAACCAATCAACGCAACTCAAACCGAAATTTATCCCAATTCAAGTAGTGCCGAGGCTAGTGCGCCAAACGGTATGGATATTCTTTCTAACGGATTCAAACTGCGCGGTTCTTACTCAGAGTGGAACACAAGCGGTGGAACCTTTATGTACGCCGCTTTCGCGGAGAATCCGCTGAAATACGCCCTCGCACGATAAGGAGAACTCATGTTTTTACTAAATGGACAACCACTTCCCGTAGACACGCCATTTGAGGTTGATGGCACACACTATCCAGCCAACTGGCTACGTCTGACTTCTATTGAGGAAAAGAACGCTATCGGCATTACTGAAGTTCCTGATGAACAAGTTATGTACGATGACCGCTTCTATTGGGGCGTAGATAACCCTAAGCAGTTAGAAGATATTTACTCTTTTAAAGAAGTTGATGGAGAGCAGGTTTCTTATAGAGAAAGTACGGGATTAAAAACTCAATGGATTGCTCAAGTCAAGGATACAGCCAACAAACTTATGCAACCATCTGACTGGATGGTTCTACGACAACTCCTTAAAGGCATAGGAATGTCTGCGTTGGTTGAGAACTATCGGGATGCTGTGGTGGCTGAGAGCAATCGCTTAGAAACTGCCATCAATGCTTGTACAGATGTTCCTGCGCTAGTTGCAGTTGTTTCTTCACAAGGATGGCCCGTAAATGGCAACAATTGACGCTACAGATGCTAGACTTTCTAGCCATGAATTGGTATGTGCCGAACGTTATTCTGTCATTAACGCCCGTTTAAAGCGTCTAGAAGGCATTCTTATAGGCGCTGTGGGTGTTATGCTAACAGGCATGTCAGCCACAATATTTGCAATGGTAACACACATTAAGTGAGGATAAAATTGACCCAATAACCATCTTTGCTACTTGTAAGGCCGCCTATAGCGGCATACAAGGTTGTATTTCTGTTTACAAAGAACTTAAAGCGACTGGACAAGAGGTAGCTCATATGAGCGAAGAAGTGGGTGGGTTTCTCTCCTCCTTCTTTGTTGGACAACAATCTTTAGAAGAAGACCACGAAAAACAAAAGGCTCAGCGTAAGGCTGATGTGTTGGCTGGTAAGCCACGCAACGTTACACAAGAAGCCATTGACAATGTTTTACGTGTTAGACAAATTAGAAGGTATTACGCTGACCTAGAGCACATGGTGCGCTGGGAGCTAGGGATGCCTGACCTGTGGACAGAAATCACGGAGGAACGAGACAGACTTACGGAAGAGCGAGCGCTTCTTAAACAAAAACAAGAGGAGCAAGAGCGTATAGCAAGACTGAAAAGAGAACACAAGCTTAACATGATTAAGCAATACTCTTGGATTGCTGTGGCCCTTGTTACTGCTATTGTATTTACGATAGGAAACATATGGGCGCTACAAGAACTCGTAGAACTGGATCGAGCACGACGCTGGGGATATTAACAACAATTGTTGTAATTTTATATCTAATAGCAATACCTGTCATTGCTATATGGTGGAACAAGGAAGAACGTAAACTGGCTATCCGTAACCAGACAAAACTGGAACAACAACTTGAAATATGTAAAAGGGAACAATAATGGATGAAGATCACAAGAAAAAGTGGACCTACTTAATGGGTTTAACTTACATGGCAATTAACATTGCTGACTTTATTATTTTCCCTATTGGCTATACAATTGTTCAGTTCTGGGAAGTACAGGCAGCTAACGATGCCTTCCGTCAATGGGTTCCATTAACTCTCAGCAATGGTGGTTTTGTACATCTAGCATTTGCAGCTATTCTCGGTGTGTCTGCTTGGAAGGATAAGAAAGAAGATGCTAAGCCTGACTAATCCATGGACACTCGTTGGTGTCCTGAGTTTACTAATTAGTTCCTACTTCTACGGATATCACGATTCCTATTTAAAACAACAGGCAGAGATTGGTAGGCTTAATGCTGTTATGACAGAACAAGCCAACACTGCTAGACAAACCTTTGAAAAAGAAAAGCAAGATGCGAAGAACACTATTAATAAGCTCCGCGCTGACGTTACTTCTGGGGCTGTCAGGCTGTCAATCCCCGTCAGTTCCTCTTGTAGTTCCACCCCTGGAGCTACAGAAACGAGAGCCGAACTTGACAAATCGGTTAGTCAATCTCTTATCACCATCACCAACGACGGTGACGAAGCAATCAGAGAACTCAACTACTGCATCGACCGCTACAACCAAATAAGGAATGTTAAATGAATTTAAGTGAACACTTCACTTTAGATGAAGCCACACACTCAGACACAGCCATTCGTCTGGGTATTAATAATCAGCCAGATGAGCGCCAGCTTGAAAACATGAAGAAGGCTGCTGCTGGTATGGAACAAGTAAGAACCTTGCTTGGTAAATCCATTTCTGTAAGCTCTTGGATTCGTTTACCAGAGGTCAATGTTGCTGTAGGCGGTAGTAAAGTTTCTAGCCATATGGATGGCTGGGCAATTGACTTTACATGTAAGGGCTTTGGTGATACATATGCTGTAGCACAAGCTTTAGCAAAAAGCGACATTAAGTTTGACCAACTTATTCACGAATTTGGACGCTGGGTGCACATCTCGTTTGCTCCTGAATTGCGTCAACAAAAACTAACAATTTTCAATCCCCAAAAGAAGTACCTACCAGGTATTTTAACTGAGGACGAATATCACAAACAAGCGGGTTAATTATGAGTACATCTGGCACAACTACTTGGAAGTTAAACAGAAACGAGATTATTTCTGCGGCATTGCGGAAACTTGGTGTTTTGTCAGGAGGTAGTTCTCCAGAGACTTATCAGATTACCGATGGAACACAAGCCCTTAATGCTATGGTTAAGGGATTTGAAACAGATGGTATGCCTCTCTGGTCAATCAAGAGCTATACCTTCACTGTAACACAGGGTATAGCAGCGTATGACATTGGTGTAGGTAAAACCCTAAACACCAACAAACCCCTAAAGGTTATACAAGCTTGGCGTAACCAAGATACAAACTATTCTAACGTTCCCATGAACGTTTATACAAACTACAACTACGACTTGCTGCCATTGACTATGTCTTCTGGCACACCAGTTAATTTGTATTATCAACCCCTACGTGAGTATGGTACAATCAATTTATGGCCTAAGCCTAATGATTCTGTAACCACAATTACAATTAGATACCAAACTCCTTTTGAGGACATGACATCTTCTACAGATGACATAGACTTCCCTTCAGAGTGGACAGAAGCCATGATTTATGGCCTAGCTCATAGGCTCTCTCCAGAATACGGTGTGCCCTTACAGGACAGACAATTGCTGGCTAAAGAGGCTGAGTTCTTCCATGACAAGGCGCTGTCCTTCGGTACAGAAGAGGGTGGTATATTCTTCCAACCAGACACTGCTGGTAGAAAGTCTTAAATGCCATACAGCAAAACCCCAGCCATTCAGACATACGAGACTAAGAGAGTCAATTTTATCTCCAATCCTCAACAGCGTGGAACCACTGCTACCCAGGATTTCCGTCTGTTAAACATGATGGTGGAGGTTATTAAGAGTCCTGTTGGCGATCAAAGTAAGTATTTCATTAAGAGCCGTCCAGGTGTAGCGACGGCTTTTACTACAGCCACAGGCGAAGGCCGTGGCATATATTATTGGGTTAAGGGTGGTACAGGCTATTGCATGGCTGTTGTTGGTAACAAAGTTTATGCAAATGGTACAAACGTTTTAACCCTATCCACTTCTACAGGAACTGTGGGATTTACAGAGTTTGTTACAAGTACAGGGACTGTTTCTCTTGTCTTGTTAGACGGTACAGATGGTTATGTGTTCAGTGACTCCACTACATACACCAAGATTACTAGCGCAAACTTCCCTACCCCGCACGTACCTGTTCCTATTTTCATAGACGCCTATTTGTTTGTTGCTAAACAAGGAACAGCAGACGTCTACAATAGTAACCTAGATGATCCGTTAACATGGACAGCAGGAGACTTCATCTCCGCTGAGATGTATCCTGATCTAATCGTTACTCTAACTAAAAACAACAACTATATCTATGCTGTGGGTTCTACTAGCGTCGAATACTTATACGACGTAGCTAATGCCACAGGAAGTCCTCTAGGACGTCACGACTCTGCTGTGCAACAGTTTGGTACTGCTGCCAGAGACTCTGTTGTACAAACAGAAGTAGAAGTGATTATGATTGGTGAAACAAACAACGGTGGACACACGGTGTGGACCATCGATGGGTTTAAGGCAACAGAGATTGGAATTCCTGCAGTAAAGAGTGCTCTCCTTGCTGAAGGTTCTGCTCTTCCTAATGCACAAGCTTTCTGTATACGGGTTTCTGGTCAGAAATGCTATGTGATTTGTTTAACTAACAGGACATTGGTATACAGCTTTGACACTAAAATGTGGCACGAATGGAGTACAGGCACAGGAGCATTCTTATGCTCACACGCTACAGATGGTCCTAACGGTAGCGCGTACATGCTTGACAAGTCAAATGGTAAGATTTACACGATGGATGAAACAATCTTTACAGATGCTGGGACAGCCATCAATTGTGTTTTTACTTCTGCTAAGCTCGACTTTGATACCATTAACCGTAAATTTATGTATCGCCTGTCTATAATTGGGGATGTCCCTGATTCTACAGGAGCTGACATAGCGGTATCAGTGCAGTGGTCTGATGATGACTACAAGACATGGAGCACTGCTAGAACGTTAAACTTCAATGCTGATCTTCCTAAGATTGACCAGCTTGGACAGTTTAGACGACGTGCTTTTAAACTCACCTATAGCCTGCCTCACCTCCTTCGTTTAGAAGGCTTAGAGGTAGACATTAACAAAGGTAGTGTGTAATGGCTGGCGGAGGTTTACCACCACCACCAACAAGGGCGGGAGCTGGTGACTTTGCTTGGACAGCATGGTATAACCAACTCTACACCCTGCTTAATACTACGGGTTCTGTATCTTGGGGCCTTGTCAACAAAGCTGGTAGTTCTATTTCTGACCTACAGAATAAAAACCATGACCTGTTAACAGGACTTCAAGGTGGTACTTCTGGAGAGCATTATCATTTAACTGCCGCTGAACATGCTACTATAGCATCTACAGACACTAAGTATGGAGCCTTCCATCATAGTTCGTCAATAACTGCTGCTGCTATTAATACAGCATATGCACTGCCACTAAATACTACAGACTACACTAATGGTGTGTCAATTGCTAGTACATCACATATTGTAGCCGCTACTGGCGGTATGTACAACTTACAGTTTAGTGCTCAGCTTAGTAATACAGACACTGTTGCCCATGAGGTTAGTATCTGGCTTAGAAAGAATGGTACAGATGTAACAAGCACTAATAGCCTTGTCACTATACCTAGCAGTCATGGTGGAGTAGATGGTCACTCATTACCAGCTTGGAACTTCTTTATTCAGCTTTCTGCTAGTGACTATGTAGAACTAATGTGGAGCACAGACAACACATCAGTGTTTATTGAAGCTAAAACAACATTGTCAACTCCAACTAGACCAGCAACCCCGTCACTAATTGTGACTATGGATAGGGTCCATGCTTAACAAATTTAAAGGAATATATTATGGGATGGTTTAGCGATTTTATCAGCAATCCTATTGAACGGGTTACAAAGGATGTCAGTGATCCTGGTGCAGCGGTCCAAGGACTGGTTAGTGGTGTAGATAAACTTGGTACACAAATAGATCAAGGTGTTAGAGACATTGTTCCTGGTGGTTGGAAACTTCCAGCAATGCTTGCAGCAATGTATGCTACACAGGGCGCTAGTGGTGGAGAAGGGGGTCTTTCTTCGTTATTTAATAGCCCAACCTCAGCAATGATGCCTGAGGGGGCTGTTGCTACTCCTGTTGCAGAAGGAAATGTCCTTTCTCAAGAACTGGGTCCTTTAACGGGTACTCCTCCTCCAACAACTCCTCCACCCTTTTCTCCTGATACAATTAGTCAGGGAACTAATATAACAGAGGGACTTACCTCTCGTAGTTTGCCCTTGTCTTCTGCTCCTGGAACACAGGAAGCATTGAATACTGCTGTACAGGGTTCTATGGGTAGTAATCCTCCTATAGACTATTCAGGTATTCAGGATACCATGCCTGGCTTTAATAGTGGACCTTCTATGCCAGGAGTATCTACTCCATTCTCTTTGTCAGACATGATAAGCAATCCAATGTCTTATATGCAAAAAGGAATGGACTGGGCAACTAAAAACCCAATGCCTGCTTTATATGGAGCTAGTAGTTTGTATGACATGTATGCTAAGGGGCAGATGGCTAAGAAACAACAAGACATGTATAATCAGAACCGTTCTGACATTATGAATACATATGCTCCAGGTTCTCCTGAGTATAACTTGTTACAACAACAAATGGCCCGTAAGGATGCTGCTGCTGGACGTAATAGCCAGTATGGTACTCGTGCTAATGACTTGGCAGGTACAATTGCTAAACTACGTATGGGTGCTTTGGGTGGCTTACAAGGTTCACAGAACACCTTGGGCAATCAGGCTCTAAGTAATCAATTCGGTATGTTCAATACACCATTGATGCTTGCTATGTATGCAAACAGATAAGGAAACAATATGGATTTAAATTCTATGTTCCAAAACCTAGGGCCTGCTGGAGGCTCTTTGTTGACAGGCATGCAAATGGCTGATGCAGAAAGAGAACAGCGGTCCATGGAAGCTATGCGTAAGGCTCAGATGGATGAGATTATGCAGCGTACAGCTCAAACTGCTCTAATGAATCCCTTAGAAGTTGAAGCAAAACAGCAATCCATTGCTGCTAATAAATTAAAAGCAGTTCAAGAACAGAATGCTTATAGGGATGAAATCTTAACTAAGGCAATTCCTGAAATAGAAAGAGAAGCTCCCTTACGTCGGCATGCTCGTCTTGAAGAAATCTTTACACGCGCAGGACTTCCTTTAGACCCAACAGATAGACAAGCGTTTTATAATATTCATCAAGATGATCTGCCTAAAACTCTAAAAGAACGTCATGAGGCTAATGTTAGAAATACTCCTGACTTCATTAAAGCCATGGCTCAAGAAGGTGCTCGTAAGGAAAGCCATATTGAAGGTATTAAGGAACAAGGTAAAAACGCAATAGAGGTTGCTAAAATTGGAGCTGCTTCTCGTGAAGCTATTGCCAATGCTAAGAAGAAAGCCACCGACATTGTTAGCCAAGTTCAGGCTGGTAAACTCAGCTATGAAAAAGCTGCTGTTGCTTTTAGTGTAATGTCTGAAATGTCAGACGATCCTACAGATAAAGCTAAATATCTACAGCTTGCTCAGACTTATGAGCAGATGAATCTTAATGCTAAGAATGCTGCCTCTCAAGGTAAAATCGATCCTGGCGCTGCTACAGGCTTACCTACAATACAAACTCCTCCAGTTTTGGGTGGAGGTGGTGCTAAAAGAGGCACAGCAGAAAACCCAATTAAACTCGATTAAGGACAATCAATGCCTGTTTATCAATTTCAAGGACAACATTATGACCTGCCTGATGGCCTGTCTAATGAACAGGCTATTGCCAAGATTAAGAAGCATTTAGGTCAGGCTGAAGAGCCTGGTTTGCTTGAGCAAGGGGGTCAGCTACTAAAGGATACAGCAGGGGCTGCTACAGCCCTTGGAGACGTCCTGTATGGCATTCCAAAGGGTGCTGTAGGTATCGGTGGAGCTTTGTTGGCTAAAGCCGCAGCTCCTGAGTACAACCTCAAGGAATTACGTACTGCTGGACAACAGGCTGTGGAAGATGTTGCTCCCTCTATTGGTAAGATGACTGGCGCTGAAGAGAATGCTGGTTATAAGAAGATGATGGATATTGCTAGCCTTCCTGGACAGGGAATTGAATGGCTAGGCAAGAAAGCAGAAGAAGCTGGCGCTACTCCTAACGTCGCTGGTTTGGGTATGCTTGGTGCTGACGTACTGGGATACATGGTGGGTATTCCTGGAGCTAAGCACGTAGGCAAAGCTTTCACTAAGGTTGCTGAAACCTTAGACCCAGGGCTTCGTAAGATTACTCCTGAGTCTGTCCGTGCTAAGATGGACAAACAAGGCTTGTCTAACGACGCCATAGATGCTGACATGGCTACTCAAGCAGCAGTTCCTGCACCAGCCACAATGCCTGAACAGTTTGCTGGCTTACAAAAAGAATCTCCCATGGACCGTATGACACGGGAACTGGGTGGAGAGCCTTTTGCTCCTGCAGAAGAGTTTACTCCTATGACTCAAATGGCTAAGGACTTAACAGAGCGCTCTACTCCCGAACAATGGCGTGCTCAAGACATCATTGATGAACGTCAAAAGCAAATGGAGTTTGAGGTTAAGCGTCAAGCTATTCCTGAATTACGTGCTGCTGAACTGCAGCGTAATGAAGCTGCTCCTACAGGCTACAAAGAACATTTACAAGCTCAAGAAGAAGCTGCTAAGCAGGAACGTCAACAACGTGACTCTGAGCTGGCACAAGCTGCTGGCGCGGGTGAGCAGGCTTCCTTGTTTGAGCCACACACCAATATGCATCGTGCATATGAAGAAGTGTTTGCACAGACACCAGAAGGTGTTCGTCCATTTACATTTAATGAATTTAAAGAAACTTTAGAGAACCTAGCTAAGGAACCTGGTACAGCATTCAATCTTCCTGAAGACATGAAAGCTGCCTACCAAGACTACCTAAACCATCCTGGTGGTGGTCAAGGTGACCTGTTTGGTGCTCATGAAGTGTTACAATCTACTTCTCACAAGACATGGGGGGAACTCTCTCCACAAGAGAAGGCTAAAGCCACTCGTTCTTTGAACAAGATAAGAAACCAACGTGGTAGTGTAGACCCAGAAATGCTTAAGGTGCTAGGTAAGGCTTTTGTTGAGTCTGGTGCTTTGAAGGGTACACACGATACACAACAACTCACTGCCGCTAAGGCATTGCAATATACCCCTGCTAATCCTTTGAACAAAGTTCCAGGTATTGGTGATAAGCTACGTGAGGTTGGTAATGCCATGATTGCCTCTCCTGAAGAGGCTGTATCCTTGGCTAAGACAGCTCCTGACGTGTCTCAGAACCTATTACAGAAAGGTATTAATGCCTTTACTAAGGGCGGTGTGTACCTCAAGGCTAAGGTTAACAATCCTGTTGTCCATTATGGCGTAGACAGATTGTTACAAGCAGAGAACGTAGCTCGGTCAGAAGTAACAGAGAAATTACATAACAACTACCTAGGTGCTTTACGTGACCTTTCTACTGCGGAAAGAACTAAGGCATACGAAGTGTTAAACCTTGCTGACAAGCATCAGGTGGAAATAACTCCTGAGATGATGCAGAAGTATGGCTTGTCTGAGAAGGTACAAATCTTTATTGAAATGCATCAGCATACTATGGCTGATGTTCTTAACAGCATTAATGAGGCTAGAGCTTCTGTAGGTAAAAAGCCTATAGCTGCCCGTGAGGCTTATTCTGCCATGAACATGACAGGCGACTTCCGTAAGGTTGTCTACAAGATGGTTGATGGTAAACAAGAAGTTGTTGGTGTAATTGGTGCTGACACCAAGAACATCGGTAGCCGTTCTCTTTCTGCTTTGGAAAAGAAAGTATTAGCTAAAGATCCAACTCTACAGTTTGGTCCTTTACAAGACATGAGCAAGACTTCACGTTCTGCTCGTGGTACTCCACATGAAGCTTTCCAAGATGTTTTAGCTACCTTGGGTGAGGACAATCCCCACATTAAGGAAT